GGCCATTCTGCTTCTCCCCACACGCCCTGCATCCTTCTGTTGACCCAGAGCTTCACACTGTTGCGTCTAATCTCCCCGAAGCGGAAGACCACACACTCGTCCTGTATCTCCTTGAACGTCATGCTCTAGCCTGGCTCCCAGTAGTGCCTGATCCAGCCTGTGGCTTTTCCACCAGTGCTTACAATGCTGAGCTTATTGCCCGGAGTGTTTGTGGACAGGACCGGCGTCCATGAATCTCCAGCCGTAACAACAAACCCAGCATTTGCCGCTAGTGCGATAGGTCCTGTCAGAGCTATTGGCCCAGTTCCTTCAGTGAAAGTGATTGTTCCTGCTGCGTCCAGCACCACTACTATGGTGAGAACAAAGATCCTCAGCCCAGCGCCTGGTGCTGCCACAAGATCCGAACTGCCAGTAGCTCCCTGGCTGATCGGCACTATTGCTGCGGATCTCATTGGCATTAGCCCAGTCCTCTCATCATTCGACTCCCGGCCGCTCCACCGCCACCACCGGAAGGAATGGGGTTGAGTGCAAAGGTTCCTGACAGTCCTCCCGATGTTGCTGTACTGAAGGTAGCCGAAGAAGTACCCGTAGCTCCAACCGCCCCCTGCACTCTGTCTGCCATCTCAAACCCTGTATTGGAGTTTGACTCAAACGTGTCGTACCGTTCTGTATCGGCAGCATCCGGAGTAACAGTCGCACTGTTCGAGAAGTTCCAGTACAAGTGGAGGAGCATCGTGCCAGCTCTCGTTGTTGTAACCGATGGACAACTCCCCGCTGTTCCACTCGTTGGCAATGCAGCCGTTGCGGATACGTTTATCGGCGTATTCGGGTCCACTCCCGTATATGCCGACATGATCCCGGATGCGAAGTTGTTTCCACCAGTGTTAGCGAACGTGATTGATGCTGGCTCGCTTCCTGTCGCAATCTTGATGTAAATGTACGCGAAGTTGTTTCCGCTTCCGATTGCAACTCTGTCCAGTATCTTGGTCCATCCAGCGGGTGTTGTCGGGGTGACGTTGGTGAATGCGCTGTAGTGGATGAACAGGAGGTCTCCAGCCTGGACTCCAGCGGGATAGTTGATCGTTGGGGTTCCGCTTCCGTTTACAGCAAAGGCTCCTGATGCTCTGTAAGCGGGTGGGTTGAGTCCAGCCACGTAATGCGCCTGGACCCGAGATAGCGCCAAAGCCGTAGGGTAAATCGCCACCTCGTCCATGAGCACACTGGTGACAGGATTAGCTCCATTATCATTTCCAAGAGCAAGCCAATACCCCGTGTTCGCACATGTCGAGTTTGTAACTGTTCCCGTAACATCCACTCCGTCTACATAGACCTTGACTGCCGCTCCATTTTTTGTCACCACACAGTGGTGGACATTTTGATCAATGGTGATCGTGGATGCTGCAAGAACCGCTGTTGATGCCCGAACGGCACACAGGTTGTTGTTCTGGAGGTACATCCCGTATCCACCATTGGGTTTGCTCACAAGGTATTGGGCCTGGGTGGCCTGGTCACCTCGTTTGATCCACGCCTCAATTGACCATATGTCTCCAAGGTCGGTCGTGGCGCTTGTTCCACCCATTCCTGCCGCAGAGGTTGGACTCACTTGCAGAGATCCATCGGGGTTACCCGGCACCAAACTTGGTTGCGCCCTGACTGGGCTCGTTCCTGTTGCCGACATATTGTTTCCGTGGCCGGTTAGGTCGGGGAAATTTCCAACAGCTTCTCCAAGATGCCAGAACGCAGCAGGCGAGTCCGCCAGAACCGCTGTCTCATACGCGGTTGCCACTACAGCTCTCCTCGCGCTCTACGCCTGTTCCGCTGTTGATACAGCTTCTGCCCACGGGGCGCAAGAATTCGCCTCTTGTTGAAGGCTGACGGGATCACCTCGCGCAAGGCTTCTTGCATCATGTACTGGGTTTCCCTGTCTCTCCGCTCTCGGAAGTTGCGGTTCTTTTCCAGTACGCTCTGCATGAGCTTCCCAGATTCCCTCGGCATCGCCGCAACGCGATAGATGATGTTCTCCGTGAGATGGGGAATTGGTTCTCCGTTGTCATCGCGCCAGTCCAGTATCGGTATCGGCGGTTCCCCGTCCACCAGTACAACCCATACTGGTCTATTGTCCAGCCCGATTTCCTGCTGAACAAAGAGCCTTGGGTCAAGCTCTCGGAGGCGCTTTTGAATCCAGTTTTTGTCTGAAGGACGCTCGACAACGTACAAGCCTCCCCGTAGGGACTCGTAGACGTTCACCGATTCGATATCCCTTTCGGAAACAGTTGGGACTTGCAAATGCGAATGGCGCTCACCTTGTCGGTGATCCTGCCCTTGGACATGACTGCCTGAATGCAGTCTTCCATTCGCTTATCGTTCGCGGAGGTGTCTCCGCCAGCCTTTTTCGATACGCCGTAAGGCACGGGACTCCTATCTGTAGTGGGGCTGGGCCTGCACCTTCGGGGAGATGCTCTATGGACCCAGCCCCACTCCTGAGATGGTTATGAGGCCCGCGTCAGGTTACCCACCTTGACGAGTGCGTTACAAGCCTGGAAACCAAGCTGGAGATACCAAACGAGCCACGCCTCGACAGGGAGGGTCCGCTGGGTGAACCGCTGGAGAACGTTCCCAGTGTAATCGTCCCAGTCAGGCCCGTCCTGGAGCGTGTAGATCGTCATGTCCTCAAGCTGGATTCCGGTGAGCTGTGAGAGCGGATGATCGAAGTCCGGAACGAGCAGCTTGTTCCGATAGCGAACGCCAGTCCAACCGGACTTAAGCTCGCCCTCCTCACCGGCCCACCTGGCCTGCACGGTCAGGCCCTGCGTGTACTTGTCCACCACGGCGGGATCGCCAAGGTAGAAATCGGGAGACCGGCCGGTGCGCCCGATCACCTTGCGCTCTGCGCTGTCGAGAACGGCAAGAGTCGGATCGGTCAGGGCGGCAGGAGACGCATCCGTACCACGCCACGCATCGGTGGTGGACTTGTTCAGGCTCTGGAAGATTCCGGTCGTGGCCACGGCACCCTGAAGGCCCTGGATCGCCGTACCGTACGAACCCTGGATGTAGATACCCATGGTCGTATCGTTCGCAAACGAGGTCGCAGACCCGTCCACGTTGGTGACAGTGATCGTGCCACCGGCGATGTTCTGATCGGTGATCTTCACGGGCATGGTGTTGCCCGTGCCACGGGTGCCGTTCGCCTGGACGAACACGTCGATGACGCGGCCCACATACAACTGGTAGAAGTTCGCGGCCGTACCGACGTTGATGTTCTGAGTTGCGCCGCCTGATGCGGCTGTGGATCCGGCAATGGCCGTCAGCAGCGCGTTCCCGGTTCCACTCATCATCTCGTTGATGACCCGGCCGAAGGCGTCCTCGGCGCGGCTCATCTTCGTGGGCATGACCTCCGCCCACACGTTCTCGTTGCCCTTGGCCTGAAGCAGAACCTGGGTCGTGAACGAAATCGCCACAGCGACGATTCCGGACGTGATCTTGGTCTGCGCGTCGTCGTGAACCACCGGGGCGTTGATCTGTCCTGACTCCGCGATGGACCCAACACCCTGTTGGGGAGACAGGAAGATCGGAATGGTGATGTTCTTACCAGTCCATCTTGACGAGGAGTGGTCGCGCTTGATCTCCGACAGCAGCACTGTCTTCCACTTCATCGCCTCGACCAGCGGACCCTTCGCCTCTCTCCAGAGGTTTACCCATGTGAGCGTAGTTTCGTCAGCCACTTGCTCTCCTTTATCCGACCGGGATATCGGCATGGCCGTTTCCAAGAGCGCGAGCTACCGCGATCTTGTAACGGTCTGGGCCAGTCGGTACGCCGAGGTTCTCGGTTGCAGAAGACGAGCCTGTTCCCGCCTCCATCGGAGCGCCTGCAATCTGCTGAAGCTCAGCCTTGTACTTCTCGCGTTCGTCGGCGCGGATTCGCTGTTCAAACTCGCGGGAGTACATGGCTGCTTTTTGGAGAGCTTCCGGGGGGTCCGCACCCTGCTCGATAAGACTTGAGGCCACTAGATAGGCGTTGTCCTTGTCGAACTCTCCTACCTGACCAGCGATCCTCTCAAGCTCACCTTTGGCTACTGTCTCTCCTTCACGCGAGGCAATGCTTCCGAGCAGGTTCTGCCATGGTCCTAGTGCCTGCTCGATCCCCGCTTGAATGTTCTGCTGGATGTACTGCTGAACGCTGTTCTCGTCATACGGGTCGAACGACGAGTCCTCCTGAACTTGGTTTGGGTCATAATACTGCTGTTGATCCGGAGGCGCATTCAGGTACTGGCCGAGCTGTTGCATGACGGGAGCAGTCTGCTGCTGATAATGGACCATCTGCTGCCACTCATCCTGCGACGGCCCCTCCCACTCATCGCCCTCTTCTTCATCATCTGGTTCGTCGTCGTACTCCTCTCCAGCTACAGGAGTACTACCTTCGTCCCAGATCTCTTCAGGCGGCATTACGCACTCACGCTGCCGTACTTGATCAGAACTCTGGGAGGCGTCTGTGACGCAAGGTTCGTCCCAGCCGTCACTTCAGCCCCGCTCTGGAAATACAGCACCTTGAACGTACCCCTGTTGAGAACAGCGGTCGTGTTGTTCGGACTCGGCTCACAGTCCCAGTGCTGGATCCTCAACACATCGTTGCCGACAGTTCCGCCAGAAGGAGCGTTCGGCATCAGAGCGTTGATCGCAGCCGTATCGAGTGCCTCTCCTCCGGTGGCATACGAAGATGGCCCTAGCACAGTGACAAGATGCTCGTAAAACCCCGATCCACAACCACTCTTGATGTGCGTGACTGATACTGCCATCTAAACCTCCTCGCGCGCGATTCTACTAGAGGACCCGGCTAGAGTCCAGACGCTCCCCCACCAGTTGTCAGCGGTGCCTGACCGCTTGCTGTCTGGGCCATCGCCGCCTGATCTGTGATAGCCCCGTTCTGGGCCTCGGCCCCATGACCACCCTGCATCTGCGGCACACTCGACGCAGGTCCGGTCTGCGGTTGCTTCTGCTGCATGTTCTCCAAATGCATCTTTTCATGTTCCAGAAGCATCTGGGTATACATCTCGTTACCGGGCACGAACTGGACATTGAACCGCTCAGCCCTATGGATCTGGAGATGTATCATGTCATCATCAAACGGATCGGGAATGATCATCTGGCCAGCATGGAGGAAGTAGTGTTCCATCTCAGCCTTCCGAGCTTGCACCTCCGCTTCTCGCTTCGGGAAGGGGAGTGGTCTCCCGGCGTCCAGACTCTCTTTCAACCACTCCGGGGGAAGTGGCTGCCCTGCGCTGATTGCCGCATTGAAAATATCGAAGATCTTCTGGCTTTCGGCTGCGGGACTCGTTGGCAATGGGGCGTTCTTAGAAACGTCAATGTAGAACTCGTCTGGAAGAACAGCCCTGGAGTAAACGAACTCCTCCATCGCACCATCTGGGCCACTGACCGCAAGACGCTTTCCATCGGGCCAATACATTCTGATCAGATTAAGCGTCAGGAGAACAAGATCCCCAACGTTCTGACGTATGTCTTTGAGCACCGGCCCGATGCGTCTCTCGTCCTGTTCGGCGAGTAGTGCCATGGCCGAATACGCCTGGACGTTGGTCGGCGTCTGGCCCTGGGTCACATCACCGATTCCGCTGATCTGATCCATGTCATGGTCGTTCATGTTGGCTTCGTTCTCAATCCACGCACCAAGCGGAACGCCCTGAACCTCCTGCGGGAAGTCGGAATGCATTGGGATCTCGATCAGCTCCATGATCTTGCCAACCGGCTTGTTGTTCGGAGTGATGGTTCCCTTGCGCGCGTACACGCGCCCAAGGTTCCGGTCCTTCATCTCGATCATCTGGGAGCGCGCCCTATTGCGTTGGCGCTGCGGTCCCACGAGATCTTCGACCAGGCCCTTGCCCCAGAACCGCCCTGGAACCATGTGGTATCTGAAGAAGATCACTCCATGATGAGGGCGACCTCTCAGCAGATATGGAAGACTATCGCTGGAGGCAAGTTTCGTATTCTCCGTCCACGTAAACACGCGCCCCTTGGGATAGTTCCTGGTTGGCATCTCGTAGCCGGTGTAGACCATGATATGGCCCTTGAGAGTGCCGCCACCAGCGGGGCTTCCTTCAACGCCCGGGTCCGTAGACTGGATCTCCAGTGCGTCTGTGACGCGGAGATCCTGCTCCTTCGGGTCCTTGGCCAGGTTGAACATCATGGTCGCCTTCTGCACAGGGCACGGCGCGCCAATGATGATCCATGGCATCAGGTCTGGGTCTTCGACTCCTGCGGGGGGCCAGATGTTGAAGGGGCTGAGGACTTCCCAGCAGATCTTTCCGGTGTTGAGTTGCTGGAACTGGGCTGTGTTTCCGTTTTGCTGGGCGTTGGCAACAAAGCTTCTGGCGGAGGTGGGATCAAGGATTGGTCTCCCGTCAGGCCCGATGGGGAAGTTCCCGATGGGATCTCCTTGGGACGAATCGTAATAACAGCGTCCCGCCGACGTTCCGTAGCAAAGTTCTTTGTGGAGAATGAGATATATTCGACGCTCGGCGTTCGTCTCTGTGTCCCATGCGTACTTGGCAAGCTGACGAGAATGAGTTGTAATTGACTCGCTCTCGATATCTTCTCTCCGGAAGAGGATATCTGGGCGTAGATCCTCGACGTAAAGCTTTCCAAGGACCGTTTGGTGGTAGGAATCGATGACGTTGGCTGTGTATCTCTCACGATTGCCAGGATTATCGAGTTGAATAACTCGTCGCGTTCTGTTGTTCCAGCCGACCCACTGTCTCCCGGCGAGGAAGGACTGGCAGATGTGCCATGTGGGTTCGTATCTTTTCCTGTCTCGCTTCGCTTGGTCAAGACGTTCTCCCCACAGCGTCAAGTCCTTCTTGTCAGAGTTGTTCGTTAGATCTACAGTTGTCGAGCTAGACGGGTCGTAGTTGGTCTCCAACTGACCGCTGGGAACAGACATTAGATGGCCTCAAGGAGCGGGTCGATTACGTGTGGCTCCTCAATGGTGGGAGAGGCCTCCGCGTGCTCAGGCGGCCCCTCCCACGGCTTTCCGGCGGAATACATGAGCCGGTTAAGAAGCTGTCTTCGTTCCGCTTCCCACGCTTGCTCACGGCGATCAAATGCTCTTTCTCGACGCCGGTACGCGCAATCCTGAAGCCACGCGGCAAAGATGGCCAAGGCCAGGATTCCCACGATGGCCAGGTATGAGGTCACTTTTTAGGACCGTCCTCCTTGAACTTCGCATCGTCGTCCTTCGCGGCCTCCGCCTCGGCTGCTGCCGCAGCCTGCTTCTCTCGCTCAAGATAAACAGGCTCATGCATCGGTTGAGAAAGAACTGGGACGAACTTCTCGGAGAAATCCTGGGCAGAGTAGATCTCCTTCTCCCCGATATCTGAAACGACAGCCCATCCTTCCTCATGGGTGGTTCCGTCAAAGTTGAACGGCGCGCCCAACCACCTCGTCCAGTACAGCATCTTGTCGGAGATCGGCTGCCACTCATTGCCGTAGAAATCGGTTGGAAACTCAAAGTCCGGCGGAGCCTCTTCCTCTACGCCTTCGTCTGTGGTCTCTTCTGCTTTCTCTCCCGTCTTCTTCTTCGTAGCCATCAGACTCCTCCTGCCGCCGAGCGGCCCTGTGCGTTCAGTTGCTGAGGAAGGTAGTTCTGCAAGAAGTAGCGCGGATCATTGAACCCTTGCTGGCGCGAGTAGTTGGCGAACGCTCCTGAGATAGCCCGCCACGCAGCCGCTGGGTCAACGTTGCGCTGTCCTGCGGCAAGCTGCTGCTGTAGTTCCGGAGACAAAAGGCTCACAACTCTCTGAAGCTGTGCAAGGCGCGTTCTCGCATATGCAACATCCTGCTGTCTGCGCGCCTGAACCACCATCGGATCCGACCCTGGCGGCAAAGCTCCACGTTGGTGGTATGCGCCAAGTGTCGGCTGGTTCCCCTGCATCACCACACCGGGATAAGCACCCTGCGTCTGCATCGGCATCGGATGCGATCCTGGTGCTGGCCCCGGAGGCGTAATTCCCCTCATCCCGAGCTGTTGTCTCATCGGCAGCGACATGATTCCCCCATACTGAGCGCCTGGGCGCTGTCTCGTATGAGGTCTCACACTTACAGTGCCACCGGGGTCATTTACGTTCACTACCAGCACCTCCGCTGACAAACGTGGGTTTGGCGGCCTGTTGGAAATCAGCCAGGGTCATTTCAATCCTCTGCGAGTCCTTCAGCCTTGCGATCTCTGCGAGGTGCTCGTCAATGATCCGCTCCTGCTGAATGGTCTCGTGTGGGTACAGCATCCCGGCAAGCTTGGCCATCTGGCCCACGCATCCCGGCCTGACCAGCTCTCCGATCTCATTGTACTTCGGCGCGCAGATGTGGATGTGCCCGTAGCCGAACTGCTCCTTGAAGCAGTCGATGAACGGCCCGACATGGTCATCGCACAGGTAGCAACGGTTGAACGGTGCGCGAGTCGTACTCTGAACGAGGTTGTACTCCATCAGATCAACCGTATGTCCCTCTTATGTTCACGCGCGCGCGCGAGGAGTCTTAGCATAGCCGCCTCTCGCAAGTCAAGCTCTTGTTCTTCTTCGGGCTTGTCTGGATGCGGCATTCTGGACATGATGGCGTACCTCAGGGCATCGGAGGCGTGATCGTTCTCTTTCTCAACATCGTCGGTTCCAACCTTGATCTTAAGCGAGGGCAACTCGCGGATCAGGTTCTTGCACGTCTTGAAGATCTGAAGCCTGGGCTTCCCGTCTTCGAGCGTCTGATACAGCATCTCTTCTATGCGGTTCCACCCGCCGAGGCGATCGTTCTGGGCGCGTCCGCAATCAATATTCCAGTCACTGAACTCCATGGCGGGAGCTTCGTACTCGGACTTTCTGGCCCACGCGGACGGATCCAACCATCGAGAACTGGGAGAGATATTGAACTCCGTCTCTATTTCTTTGAACGCTTTGGCGTGGAAGCTGATCGGCTTTTCTGACTCGTAGTGTTCTGCGACGACGTACCAGCGCCCCTCGAAGTCGATGGCGCACCAGATCCCGCAGGTGGGGTTGGCCCAGCCGTAGTCGATTCCTTGGACGATTTCCCACCCAGGATTGATCTCAAACGGTTCCACCACATGTTTATCCTCGTCCCAGTCGGGGAAGCGTTTGCCTCCGAATGCACCCCATTCTCCGAGCAGATACCGGCGGTAGAACATAGGATTGGTCTTCGACCGCCGCAGCATCCGCCGCACGTAGCGCTCGTCTAGGTTATGCTGGTTGTCGAACAGCGTTACTGAAATCCGCCTCGTCTGAGTCTCTTTGGTGTTCTCGTCAACAAACCGCCGGTAAACCCAATGATCTTCGGGACCAGGATTCGCTACAAGCAAACCCTTCATCGGCCCGCGTGGATCACTGCATCTACTCAAGAGGGTCTCGTAGAGATGGAAGTAGCCTGGCCCATCAAACTCCTCGACCTGATCGATAAAAAATCCTGCAAGCGTAACGTTGCGAATTTTGTCTTCCGTTGCCCTGGGATCCTCAGCACTTCTGAAGAGAATCTGCGCCCCGTTCTTGAGGTGGACCACCTCATCCTTGGCGTAGTATCTCTCAACCAGTTCCGGCGGACAGGCTGGGGGCATCTTCCCATCGCCACGGAAGAAGGCCGCTTGCGTCGAATCTGCTAGCTCTCTGTACGTCTTACGGAGAATGCAGAACTTCCAGTTCGGCCCACCGTAGTGCCAGGCCCAGGCCGCGATCTTCTTGCAGGCCGCCTGTGTTTTCCCGGCACGAATCGAGCCGTCGAAGAGGATCTCCTCGGCTTCGTTCTCGTCGCAGGCTTTGAGGAACTCGACCTGCTTGGGATTTATGTGTTTGGCGAACTCCCAGTCACTGACGGTCTGGATACCGTCAGCTATCGTCGCCATCGTCTTCGACCACAGACTCGACAGCGATCTCTATATCCGCCTTTGGCGGCAGCGCAGCCTTGCCTCCGAACGCGATCGTCTCGTAGCGGATGGTGTGAACTGTGTCGCTGTTCACGTTAATGTTCTGCCCAGGCTTACCGCGCTTCCACTCCAGAATCTTGATGGCTGCGTTCTGCCGAACCCTCTCATCCACACTCTTGAGCTGTACTTCAAGGACCCGGAGGGCCATTGGCTCCAGTCGCTCCAGCGCGGCTTCTGTAGCCTGCGCGCGAGTCATCTTCGGTCTCTTCGGTCTGCCTCCGTTCTTCGACGGATCAAACTTGGCCATCTCATTACGCCGCTTTCTCAGAGCGTTCATGTACTCCTTGGACGCCCCGCGCTGGCCTTTCTTCGGCGCTCCTTCAACCTTCTGAAGATTGGCGATGTTGTTTTCCAGGGCGTCCTCGTTGATCTCCCTTGCAATCTCGTTCGTGACGGGGTCAACGTGATATGTGACAGGCTCGGTCTCCAGACCGTTCAGCCTATCTGCCTCTAGTTGGGCAAGCTTACGCGCGCGTCGGATGGGCGATCCGGGCATCGCTTCCGATAATACACGGATACTTAGTGAGACGCCAGGCCGGGGATCGGCGCGGCAGTTACCATGGCACTCACCGGCTTGTCTTACTAGCCCCGGCCTGTAGCGTCTCCTTCTCTCTGGCTAGCGGGCAACCGCCTTTGTGTCCGACCGACGGTCGCGCTCCGGGACAGAGAGGACCTGGATTCCCGTTTTCGCACGAACTGCCATCATGGCGTGATAGTACGCTGGTATCGCACGCCTAACCATTTCTGATAGTCCCAGCCCTAGTTCTTCGGACCATTGGTGCCATTGGTCGCGTTCATCCGCGCGGACCCTAATGTCTAGCCGTGAGCGGTACATCAGCCAATCTCTCCCTTGACGTGGCCACCTTTGTGTGTGTACAATACTAGCACAGGGCGTGGGGTGACGCCCGTCATAACCCGCGCGGATCAGCAAGACGAACTCGCTAGGAGGTGCGTTCGTGACCGACGTCGAATCCGCTGAAGATTTTGAAGCGGAACCCATCGACTGGCTATGGGAAGAGATCATCCCGAAAGGGATGATTACGCTTGTCGCAGGCGTCCCAGATACAGGCAAAAGCCTGTGGTCAATCTGGCTGGCAACCCATCTGTCGAAGCAGCACAAGATGGTGATGATCAGCAACCAGGAAGACTCCATTCCGCAGTTGGTGATCCCACGGCTAAACGCCTTGAACGCCAACAAGAAGTACATCAAGTTCTGGTATCCTTATTTGCCTCGGGATACAGAAGCCCTGGAAGAGAAGATCAGGGAGCACAAGATCGAATGCGTCATCATGGATCCCGCCAGTGCCCATATTGCGGCTTCGATCTACAACGACCAGGACATTCGTACCTGCCTCGGACCACTGAGCCACATGTGTTGGAGGACTGGGTGCAGCGTCATCTTCATCCACCACACCATCAAGAGCGTGGCGGAAGGACGTGCATTGAGATCCATTGGTGGATCGGGTGGCGGCCTTCCTGGGGTGGCGCGTGCTGCGTTCATCTTCGGACAAAGCCCGGACGACGAGGACGAACGGATCCTGGCCCCAGCCAAGTTCAACCTGGGACCAAAGCCGCTTTCCGTCGTCTACGAAATGGATGAGTACGAATGGGTGATCGAAAAGTCCGACGGAACAATCAAGGTCATCAATGCCGGCAAGCTGTTGCACAAGCACAGCAACAGCAAGATTAGTGCAGAGAAGGTTCTGATCTCTGCTACCGGCGTCACCTCGGTGAAGACGGTGGACAAGAAGGCAGAGGCGGCAGAATGGATCACGAACTATCTTGCTTACGGCGCAAGAAAGCAGAACGAGATCGCGGAGGATTCCCTTCAATATACGATATCGTTCAGAACCTTGAGGCGCGCAGCAGAAGATATCGGGATCAACAAAAAGCGAAAGGGGTTTGGCAAGGACGGCCAGTGGTGGTGGTCGCTACCTACAGGTCATCCAAGTTTGATCCCAACTTGCTGCGACTATCCAGTTATTACCACGAGGGACAACCTGACTCAGTTCTGTGACAACTGCAAGTCGGAGTTCGGGTTGACTACGCAGGGAGACGAAACAGATGCCACCGAGGTTTAAGTGCGAAACCTGTAACAAGGTTCTGTCCGCACAGGAAATGATGGATCACGACTGCCTGGTGGCGACTTCTATCGTGGTCCCCGACGTCGTTGGGGAAGTGATCGGATGGCGAGCGTGGAACGTGATCGGCGAGGAAGATATCCGGCTCAGGTCTGTCACACACACGTCCTACGTCTGGCAGCCGAAAGCGTTCGTCATAGCCGAATGTTCCCTACATACCACGGAGGAGATTCCTGCCGAGAAGCATTCCTGCGGGTTCTACGCGGCGAAGACCAGGGAGCACTTGTTGTCCATGTCATATCATCGGTACTCGGAAGCGGACGACATAGTGATTGGAGAAGTCGGTTTGTCTGGGAAAGTGATCCCGGGCACACAAGGCTGGAGGGCGCAGAAGGCAAGGATCAAGAAGGTGTACGTGCCGTTTGAAAAGTGGCGACTGATGAAGAAGATCGAGGAGGTGTACAATGTCCCGTGCGAACTCAGCAACACTCTTGTCATCCGAAAAGACTAGGAAGCGTGTCAAGAGAGGCGCGAAGCTACTGGATCGTGTCGGCCCTGTGGACTGGTTCTGGCGTGTGGACCTGGACGACTTGGATCTCGGGTGCTGTTATTCTTGCGTGCTGGGTCAGCTTTACGGCGATTACCGCGACGGGATCATCAAGGTTGCCAAGGGCGAACTAGACCTGGGTAATCGTTATGGGTTCGATATCCCGTGCAGTGACATGTACGGCCCCACATACCATGAGTGGCTGGCCCTCACGGAACTGTGGCGTGAACGGATCATCGCTAGGAGGGAGGAGGTGACAGGTATGAACATTGGCGAGGAGCAGCCCGCCATCGTCGTTGAACCCATCGACGTCCCGTCCGAAGTGCCGGACGAGAAGCCCGCAGAGCCGGTGAAGGTTCCTGAAAAGGAGACCGTGCCCGCGTAGGTTTCGCTACCGCGAACAGCAAGAGGCCCCCAGGCCGGTGCGGATTGGCTTGGGGGCCTCGGGCCGTCGCTAGGAGGATCTCACCATAGCAAACATCAGTCCCACATTGAAGAACAGCGACGACAACGAGATCATCAGAGAGCTGCTGCCCTACGTCCATCCCCATGAAGGCGTACTGAGAGCGCAGCTACACCGCGAAGACCACAAGGCTTCGGAGGAACTGAGATTCATCTTTTCGTTCGCTTGTGGGAAGTGCGACCACAAGAGCACGGTCGGCTATCAGGTTTCCCTCATGGAACAGCGAGCGAACACGGAAACATTACTCGCACAGGTCGCTGACCGCCTACGCGCCTACTGTGAAGAAATCCGTAACAAGCCGTGTTTAGATCAGAACAGCCTGGCTTCGTTCGCACAACGGGTCACAGAGATGCTGATGATGCACGGAACCATGACCGAAACCGAGATGCGAGAGTCCTGGGAGGTCTGGT